TTATTAACAAATTGTGAACAAAATGAAATTCCCATGAACTTCATGAACAATTTGTTAATATTACAAACCTTCACACAATCTTTACAACACACACAACATCTATTCATAATTTGCCATATTTAGCATATGCTGAGTTTAAATTACACTTCGTTAAAAAATTAACGAAATTCACAATTACTATAGTTAGCATATGCTAACTACCTCTTAACACAAATTCAATACAATTAGTATTAATCATTTACAATTTATATCTTACACAGACATAATATTTTGTTATACTATAATCACGATAAGGAACGGTTCATAGGAGGACAGAATCATGATCGAATACAAACACTTTAAAGATGCGTTAGGTACGGATGTTGCCTTTGAGCTTCATACGTGGGATGAAATCGACCGATTAAATAAAGTATGTGAAGATTATTTTATATATCGGGGTTATGCAGTGGATGATGAATGTACAGGGTATTACACCGTATTGTTATACGGTGCAATCGGCTACTGCGTATTAGATTATCACATAGGAAGTAAAACGGTATTATTAGCACCTCAAGGAATTGAGTTTATGAACGGTAATGATGTTATAACATTTCGCGCGTCAGACGGTACTATATACTCACATTTTTTAAAAGGCGGAGTTCATCAAGAGGATTTAAACTCAATATATGAATGTGTTAATAGTAAGTCAGGGTTGGCAAAATGTAGAGTTGACGACTACTACAATGTTTTAGTATGGGAGTGTTTAGACAATGACAAAAACAGACAAAATGATTAAGTTGTATAACTATTATGAAATAATGTACCGCAGACACTACAGCGTTTGCAAAAACAGTTTGGAGACCGATATATATCAAGCGAAGCTGTCGGCAGTTAAAGAATGTTTAGATATTATGACCGAGGGTGATACAAATGACAGATAGACAGGAATACCGGAGATTGTATTATATTCTTAAGAAGCGCGAGCAAAGGGTTTCAGCGTCTAAAGAATGGTCGGATTATGACAAAGTTCTTAAAAGCGGATTATTTGATTTAGAAGCTCCTAAAGATATTTCAGACGAGGAGTTGCCATTTTATCGCGAGATTGCAGAGAATTTATACAAAAATAAATTTGCGAGCATTGCGGGCTTACGACAAATTAGAAAAAAGGCGGTGGCAAAGCTTCAAAGTCATGACTATAATATAACCGAAGCGCAATATAATAAATTTGCCGATTTTATGGCGGCGGCGATGAACACAAAATTAATAGACATATATTCGTCGGAGGAGCTTGCACGTGCGTTTATTAATGGAGATGCTAAACACAAGACTGTCCAAAATATTATCGACGAGATCGGGTAATAAATATCTTGAAGTAATAGCAACATGGGATATAGAAACGAGTAAAATTGAATACAAAGATGAGACGCACGCATTTATGTATATATGGCAATTACATATTTGGGGTTGTCCGGTCATATACGGCAGGACATGGGAAGATTTTATAAATGTAATTAATGACTTAAATGCAATAATTCCCGACAAAAAACGGATGATTATATACGTACATAATTTAGCTCACGAATTCCAATTTTTAAAGGGTATTCATGAGTTTGACCGAAAAGAAGTGTTTTTAGTTGACGTTAGAGAACCTTTGTACTGTGTGTGGGGTAAAGTGGAATTTCGTTGTAGTTACAAGCTTGCGGGGGTAGGTCTTGAACGTTTCATGAAAGATATGAATGTTCCTAAAGCGTTACAAAAAACGGATATGGACTATGATGTAGTGAGGTATCCATGGACGGAAATAGCGACCGACGATTTAATTTATATGCGTAATGATGTTATAGGGTTATCATGCGCTATTAAATCACTGTTAAAAGCTAACGGCGACACACTAAACACAATCCCGTATACTTCAACTGGATATGTCCGGCGTATGGCGAAAAAGGTATTATACCCATATAACGGAATATTACGAGGGTTAGTGCCCACATTACATGTGTTTGAATTGTTACGTGAAGCTTTTCGAGGAGGAGACACTCACGCAAACCGTTTTTATGTTGGAAAGATATTAGAAAATGTGGGCAGTTATGACCGCGAAAGCTCATACCCTTACGAGCTGGTAAATAAAAAATTCCCGCTGACAGAGTTTAGAGAAACGACAGATGATATTAAAACCATACTATCAAATTCGGAAAAATTCGGATACGTATTCCGTGTACGATTGGAACACGTAGAGCTTAAGAAATGGCATCAACCGTACATATCCTTTAGCAAATGTAGGAATATAAAAAACTATTTGCTTGATAATGGACGAATATTATACGCTGAAAGTTTGGAGACAACAATAACAGAAATTGACCTAATAATATTATTGGAAGATTATAATATCGCTCTGGGAGACATAGCAATAATAGAATGTTATAAGTCTCTCAAACGCTATTTGCCCCCGGAATTTAGAAAGTTGGTGATTGATTTGTTTATAAAAAAGACAGAGTTGAAAGGCGGAGAAGATAAAATTTCATACGCCGAGTCAAAAAAGAAAATCAACGCTTTGTATGGTATGACCGTACAAAACACATTGAAAGATGATATAGCGTATCTTTCTTCAACTGACGAATACTATCTTATAGACACAAAAGAGGAGAAAATTGCTAAAATGAAGCGAGCACCATTTCTCCCGTATGCTGTGGGGGTGTGGGTTACAGCTTATGCCCGGCAGGACTTAAAAGCTTTTATGTGGATAGTCGGAAGAGATTTTGTATATGCGGATACAGACAGTGTAAAATATATCGGAAATTATACTCCTGCCGATTATAATAAACGTATGGTCGCAGAGGCTCAAAAAATGGGCTATAAGGCGGTCGATAGAAAGGGGGGTAATCATTATATGGGAGTATATGAAAACGAGGGAATAAGCGAAAAATTCGTCACTCTGGGAGCGAAGAAATACGCACAGGTTAAGGACGGAGAATTAAAAGTGACTGTGGCAGGGGTGAATAAATTCCGAAAAGGCAATAATCCGTCCGGCGCAGAAGAACTCGGCGATATTGAAAAGTTCAAAGACGGGTTCATCTGGAGTAAAGCCGGAGGGACTCGGGCTATTTATAATGATAATGATACGGACATAGATCTACAAATTGATGGGCATAATCTTCACATATCGTCTAATGTTGCAATAGTTCCAACAACGTATAAGCTTAGTACAAGTATAGATATAGAAGATATTTTGAAACGTATCAGCAATTCATCCCTTGAATGGTTACGAAAAAATTATTTTGATATGGAAAAGATACGATGGATAGAGTAAAGAAAAGTAAATTATATCAACCGTCAGGATATCCTGATATTGAATATCTGTTAAATAAGGGTTTGCCGTTTATGTGGCTAATTGGCGGTCGAGGAATTGGAAAGACGTATACTATACTTGAAACAATAGTATTAAATCGTCATACAAAATTCATATTACTTCGGCGCAAAGCTTCCGAGGTTAAGAAGCTTTCTACAGAAGCTTTTAACGTATTCAAAAAACTGAATTCTGATAAAGGGATAGATATTCGGCCTTATCCTAACGGTGACGACTGCTATAGTTTTTATTATGCCGATGAGGATGGCAAGGCGTGGGGGGAATGTCTCGGATATATGATGAGCTTGTCAACCTTTGCGAATTTCCGCGGCGGAGATATGACGGACATTGATTTTATAATACAGGACGAGGCGATACCTCAAACATTAAAGGGTCAAAGCATGAATGGCGAGGCTTTCACGTTCTTCAATGCTTATGAAACCATCAATCGTAATAGGGAGTTGGAAGGAAGACCCGCTCTTAGAGTTATCAGTATATGCAATTCTACAATTTTAAACAACGACTATTTTTTGACGTTAAATATGATTAGTCCAATTATGGAAATGTACCGTAATAAGAAGGAATTGAAAATAGACCGCGAACACGAACGGCTAATAGCGTTATATCTAAATTCACCAATAAGCGAGCGCAAAAAGAAAACGGCATTATACAAATATACTAAAGATACAGCGTTTGCAAATCAAGCTATTGATAACCTGTTTGAGGATATGGACAGCTTCTTAGACGTGTCACGTCCGCTTGCAGAGTATATCCCGGTCGTAACAATAGGAGAGATTACAGTATACCGGCATAAATCCAGACAAAAGCCGTATTACTTATCGACACATAAAAGCGGAGCACCTAAAGAATTTAAGCTTAATGAATATGACATCTTGGTGTTCCGCAATAAATACCGAAGTATTGTAAACGCTGTGTATTTCGGAGAAGCCGAAGCGGAAAAAGGGTACTTATTAAAATTGTTATTAAAATATATAAAAATGTATTGAGGTGTATAAAATGAAAAATAAATTTACATGGATTGAGCTGTTGAAATTCTGGGCTGCTCGAATACTTATAGTTACCATTATTACGGTAATTTTAATTTGTATCTTATATTTTAAATATAGATAAATATTAATTATTAAAGGAGAAAGAAAATGTATAACAAAACAGTAATTCAAGGCAGATTGTGTAAGGAGTGGAGCGAGGTTAAAACAAGTACCAAAGTTATGGTTGCAAACTCTCTGGCCTGCCAAATATTCAAAAATACAGTATTTTATGATATTATTGGTAATAAGGAACAATTAAAAAATGTGCTGCAATTTATTCCTAAAGGTGCAGAAGTAATTATTGAGGGTGTCGTAGAAAAGCCCAAAAAATCATTAGATTATAACCTTAGATTATTTATTGATAAGCTCTATATAGTCCGGGGTATCAAGCCGGATGAAACGGACGATGAGCCTCAGACAGCTTCTAAAATGCCAATTGTTAATAACGACGATTATTGTCCATTTTAAAAAATAAAGCGGGCTGTGCCCGCTTTATTTATGCCTGCAAGTGACAGTCCAGCTGCCGGAGAACGCTACGCCATTTGTATATATTAATATTACAGGATGTCCAGATACGGGAGACACGGAAATTAATGTTGAATCTCCACCTATTAATTTTGTAATATCAGCGTCAACAATATAATAATTTGTTAAATCGACATCCGTTCCGATTATTTGTAGTATGTTATATCCTGTTACTGGTCCCTCAGCCATTCTGACGAATCCTGTAGCTAAAGAAGTAAACACTTTTTCAACGGGTTCTATAGTTACTGACGGAGCGGTAGTATATGTTATAATATAGTTATTATTTCGGAGAACATACCCGGTGCTATTTGCACTGTCAACATATAATTGTTCAGTCACATTGTCCGTAGTAATGTTCAAATAAATTTGTGGTGAATACTTATTAACGACTATAGCATTTAAAATATTTTGTAATATGGTAAGCTGCCCTGACGGAACTGTCTCACCGTCAGACTGTATAACAAAGCGGGGGTATCTCGGCAAATTGGAAGTGTTGACAAAATCCGTCACAGCTCGCTGCGACATAACATCAGTATCACTCTCACCACTTTTCTGTACAATGTTTGCAGTATTAACTTTAAGCCAAGGTTGCCAACCAGTTGGCAATTGGTTACGGATGTATAAGGTCAACAGGTTGTTAGATGTTCTGCCGTAAAAACTTTCAATTATTAATGAGGATTGTGGATACGGGCGATAAGTATGAACCTGTGCGCTTACAAAATTGCCATCAGGTTTATTTGCTATGCCATCAAAATTTACATACTCAATCATATTATTGCCCGGCAAAGTATTGAGGTCATCATAAGGTTTACCGTCTACATTTACACCGTATCTTCCAACGGAGTGTAAACTTTTATTCAGTTCATCAGTTGTAGCTTTCTGTGACATTACCGAAGTTTGACTTTGACCTGATGATTGAGATACCCCTATAAGCCCTATTCCGGCATATGTTATCGTTCCAGATGTTATGTTAATCGTTGCACGATAGACGGCATTTTCATTAGTAAAGGGCAAAGTCTGAATCATCATTGTCGTTGATTGTGGCGAATATGCTTCATATGCATACCTAACAAAATTATTGACAGAATCCGCGATATAATATCGGACGTTAGCTCTGGTTCGGTAATTTAGTAACTCGGACATCGATACATTTATAGTATTCTCCGTTTCAGTATGTCTAACAAAAACATAAAAACGTGTAAGAGCGTTCTCAATAGTTGATAGTCTTTGCCTATCAGATGAAAAATTTGAAGCTGTTTCAGTTTCAAATTCTGCTAAATTCGCAATATCCTCATTGAGTTTCGCTGTCAATTCTTCTACGGTAGTATTAAGGGTATTAATTCTGGAGCTTAAATAATTCAACTGTAACGTTACAGCGTTTTGGCTCATCACCTTATTTGTTGAATCGCCGGTCGTTTGAACTATTAAGTTTTCAAATCGATTTACTAAATCTTCTATTTCACTTTTAGCGGATTTTACATATTCAATAATCCAATCTAAATTTAAGTCATGAAAATTAGTATAAGGAAAATTGTACATTGTTTCACCTCTTAATATAACAAAATACAGAACTCATTTTTAAATTCGTCACATACATATTTATTAAAATCGAACATAACCAAATCTCGTTGACTTTGCGCCATTTGCTGACTTGTAGTTACTCCAATGTTTCCGTGACGACTTAGCGTTACTGTACGATTTAATATATCACTTCTGCTTATATCGAGCTTTTGCGTATCCTTAAATGTGTGTTCCTCTGTGGTTGTATGTGATAAATTGTCAGTTCTGGTATTAGTAGAAGTAGTACTAAAATTATCAGTGTCACTATGCGCATCCGCTAATGCCTTGGAATTAAATGCCGATACTTTATGCGTAGTAGTTCCGTCACGACTGGCATTCCCGCTGTCGGATACTGTTCCGGTATCATTAGTCGTAATACTATCTTCATTGGTTGTCCCTCCACTGTGTGTATGCGTATCAGTTCCGGTATTAGTGTCTTCTTGCGTAGTTGTCTCTTCCATATTGTAATTTTCAAGAGGTTCAAACGATTTATAGAATTCCGTAGTAGTGGTATTATATAATTCCGTAAATCTCACATCATTTACCTGCGCCCATGCGCTAATAGCAATTTCTGCAAAAGTAGGATTAGGGTACATAAATTCAAGCTCCGCAGTATTCATAAGAATATATCCGGCGAGCTGTGTTGATATCCAAGCACTTGAAACATTAAACCAGCTTTTAAATTTTAAAGCCAACTTCTCAAAGTCAGCTGTTGTCGGAAGCGTTGAGTTGATTATTCCCATTATTGAAAGACAAGCGTCCATTAACTTCTACCCTCCATTTAACCGACAGATTACCCTCAAGTTCAGGGAATATTTCTATAGCCTGCTCAATACCTCGCTGGACTTCCTTTAAACTCATATCCATTGCGGAGAACGACTGCTGTGTATTAGCTTCAACCTCCGATGTTATAAGTCGTTCTTTTTTATCAGTATTGGCAGTTGGTATACCTATTCTATTAAGAAAATCATTATACAAATGTTTAAGAAGTCCGTGTAAATCATTTGCTATGAAATTATTTCGAATTTCATTATTAAACTTTACCCAGTGGGGGTTATGTTCTTCATCAAATAAATTTTTATCTATAAATGCCGCGGGTTCACCACTGGCAATTTTATCCATAAACTTCTTGAATGTTTCTGCTCCGGCTTTATTATCAGAAGCGAAGACATAAGCAAGTTTTGAATTCAGTATATTAGTATCGAGTGTTTCGGCAGTCAACGCCATCATATCGCCATAATAATTAACAATGTCAAGCATGCCGCAATAATCGGGACGTATTCTGATTACGGCACATTCTTTACCAATTATAGGTTCAAGTATTTGATTTATTCTCGGATTAGAAATTACAGCATTGGTAGGTTGATACTGTACATTATATCCTTTTAATCCCGCCTGTTGTGGAATTATACCGAATGCCGGAGTATCAATAATTGCAAAATATCCCCATGAGAATAGTACAGCTTTGAAATAATTGCTATCCCAATTCTCCGGGATTTCCCATTCCCAAACACTTAATAAATCAGAAAATAAATAACGCCTGAAGAATGCTGATAAAGCTGTATTCGTTACATGTATTGTTGACGGCGTAACAGGTGCCGTTTCACTCATGATATTACCGTATGAATACGGCACACTATTCATAGAAAAACCCCCCATTCAAATATTCTTCAATTTTTGCGCGTTCCGGTGCGAGACATGGGAATTCTACTTCCGCATTTGCACACTTAATAAAACCTCCTACAGTGTTTAATACCGCCGGAGCGCAATATGGACGGCCAAACTCCGAATTATATTCATCAGCTATTGAATAAAATGCTGAACATAATCGATTACTTTCAGCAAAAGAAAATGTTGCTAAATCCCCACCTGTTCCAGTCTCACGAATAAGCGGCACTCCGGCAATTGCCGCCCAGTTACTAACGCCTGTTTCGATAGTCATATTTGAGCTGCCGGTAATAGTGCTTATAATACTTGAAGCTGAATTAACTATCGCTGTTGCTCGTGAAAGTTCCGATACGGCCTGAACATTAAGAAGTACATCAACTCCAACCTGTGCCTCTGATTCAGCAATTATCATAGAATTGGAACCATTAGATACACGTAACCATCCCCGGCCAGAATATGCGTCAATACCAATATATATTTTTATAGAAGTTTCATCAGCGATTAGACTACAATCCAAAGGAATCTTACCAAAAGGCTTAATTGATAATATACGCTTAGTATATAAATCTGAATTTACATAGCTTCCGCGGCTCGATGTTTGCGGATGCCGTGGCAAAGTGATTTTTCTTTGAACACTTGAATATGCTTGTGTGTCAGATATTATTCGACATGTGGCGGGCACGCTCCAATATCCCATATTTACACTTTCTACCGCAGTTCCGCCAAATGAACTTCTGTACATCCTAATTGATTTTATAAAATCCAGCGGATTGAATATTGAGGGGTCGTAAGTAATATCTGCAGTTGAAGCATTCCACCACGAATTACTATTATATATGTTCTGAATAAATGTTGAATATTGAGAGGATGAAAAAATATAGTAAGTGATCCCTGTTGAACCTCCACCACCACTTATACCTACAATATAATAGGTTTCATCAATCCATGGAGATGCAATATCGGTTATATTGACAGTAGGATTAGTTAAAACAGGATATACAGTATCAACAATACGTCCATTAAATGCTCCACTGCAACGCTCTACATAATGTGTACCTGTTCCAATATCACCCTTATATGTTGCCATAGGGTCAACTTCAAGTGTTGCAATCCAATTCCGTTCCACCCATTCCCATTCCGTCACAAAATAATATCTCTCAAAAGCCTCAATATAAGCATAATTATAGCTTGAAGGATAGCTTGAAGGGAAATAATCATCCGCCCCGGCAGCCTGAAAGATAATGACAGGTTTTAGTATTGTACAATTATCTTTCAGCGTTCCGGTGTATATAACACCCCCTGTGGTGGGGGTTTTGGTTGAATTATTCCGCTTTCCAAATCCTGGATATAACGTAACTTGCATAATATTAATCCATTGTAAATACTACAGCATTTTCGGTAAAGTCGTTCCAAAATCTGTCCGTAAAGTGCCATGCAACATTATAATAACCGCCTGAAATATTAAGCGGACTTGTTGCACTCCATTCATTGCATACTGTCATTCCGCAGCTCTCCTCATCACAAAGAAGAGCGAACACATTCGGAACCGTCACTGCATCACTTGGCGTAGTAATAGTTCCGTCAGCCTTGAGATACGACGGCGTTACTTTAACTGTATCAGGTGTTTTAACAGACTGCCAGAAGTTGACCGTTTCATGGTCTGCATAACGCAAGAATGTATCATGATAAGTATCGGCTATTGCGCGAGCTGTGCTTTCATACATTGCCGGAGCATACATATACAATCTCTGGTTTTCATAAGGTGTATGTCGTGTAATAGCTTTGCCCGTAACATTGATATGATGAAGCTGTAAACGTTCTGTAAGAAGCGCTGAAACTGTAGCTATTCGAGCATATACAAATTTCATGAAATCGGGGTATACATCCGGAGCCATAATGGTTACCGCTGTATATTTCCCGCCGGTCTTTGCGTTATATTCAGTCAGCAAATGAACTTTCTGTTCATCACCCCCGCCGGACACAATTCCGCCAATTAAATTGGAAAGCGTTGCACGTTTAAGATTTTCATGCGCAGTTTCTATCATATCCATAATATTTCCGGTAACCATAGAATAAAAACTTGCCAGCTCTTCAGGTCCCGTAAATGCGCATTCCAACTGTTCCCTAAAATATGACCGTTCAATACTGAACACATTCGCACCATAGAAATTAGTCTGCAAAATGTTTGAACGGCGGAGTTTGTACATGTCTACGCTCTGCCCGTCCTCTGGCAAAGCAAATGCCGTATCATCAATATACGCTCCGTCGGCAATATTGAGTTTGCGGACAATATTGCCCCAACGTTCCGAAGACACTCTTAAACCCTTGAATTTTTCGGAATATGGTCTAATCGAAAATATAGTACTTGTCACCATCTGTGTGATTGCTGACATTACCGGGTCAACGCCATTCTTTAGCGCTGTTGTAGCTACTGATACAAAATCACATGTATTGGTGGGGGTTAGCACCTTCTGTCCCGTGGCCTGCTGCACAATCGATGTTAATAGTGTTGATACCTGGTTAAAATTCAATTCATTTACACTTGCCAT